TGTTCCCAAGACGAAGGGTGGTGTTCCAAAGAAGTATGTATCTGGAGCTAAGAACCCAAAGGCAAGGGAAGCAGAGATAAAAAGAACTGCCAGACTTTATAGGCAAGGCAAACTGACACCAGCAATGATGGATAAAATTAGTAAACAAAGGAGTAAAGGATAATGGTATATACACTAAAACAAAAGAAGTTAGCGGCGGTTGCAAAACCTAGAAACAAAATAACAGGAGCTGATCTAAAAAAACTAAGGAAGAAAAAGAAATGAGCAAATATTCTAGCATATCTGGAGCGTCAAGGTTTGGTAAATCAACACTCGATAAGGTATATAGGCGAGGACTTGGAGCTTATTATAGTAGCGGGAGTAGACCGAAAACTTCAGCACACGCCTGGGCAATGGGTAGAGTGAAATCTTTTGTATCAGGTAAAGGTGGAGCAAGAAAAGCGGACAAAGATTTGTTAGGAAAAAAATAGTATAAACGATAGAAGATAGGATTATGGTAACTAAAGCAGATAAGAACGAAGCGAGAATATCTAAGCATGAAGAAGTATGTTTGGAACGCTACAATAACATCCATGAAAATATTGGAGATCTAAAATCTAGAATCAAAAGATTAGAAACAATTATCATGGGTAATACTGTTGCTGTGGTGGTGGCTTTAATTTCTATCTTTATGAAAGTGTAAAATGCTTGATCCATTATCTGCATACGCTGCTTGTAAATCTGGAATAGCATTGATTGAACAAGGTGTAAAAACGGGGAAGAAATTAGTCGATCTTTCTAGTTCAATATCGAAGTGGGTTAATGGAGAATCATCTCTTGATGTCCATGCAAGTAACAGAGGTAAGGGTGGTATATTAGCAAAGCTCGGACTCTCATCAATAGAAGAAGATGCTATGGCAGCATACCTTCGTAAAAAAGAAATCAAAGATCAGAAGGATAGATTGCGAGAAATTTTTTTATTGTATGCGGACAATGGTTTACAAGAATGGGAGAACTTGCAATCTGAAATTGCAACCATGAGAAAGAAAAAGAAAGAACAGTTACGTCAAGCTATGGAAGAACGAGAACAGATTAAGAAAGCTATTGGTATTTCAGCAATAATTCTTTTGTTGATTGCAGCTTTGTTAATATACGGAAAGATATTTAAATGGTTTTAACTAAGGAGGTAAAATGTTAACAGCTTTAATAGGTCCTGTTACAGGATTGCTCGATAAATTTATAGAGGACAAAGATCAAAAAGCACGCTTGGCTCATGATATAGCTACCATGTCAGAAAAGCATGCCGCATCTTTGGCAAAGGAACAAGCTAAAGCTA